ATCTCTGGGTACGTGAGATTAGTAATTATACTTTTATTATCTATCAATGTATATTGATCATATTTGTCATAGCTACTAGTTAATTCAAAAAATACCATACGACTTTTCGGTTTAGCTCCAGCCGCATACAGTCTTGCTTCTCTACTGTAGCGTATACTATTTTCTACTTCTTGCAAGGTATTAATTTTAAAAGTCAACCTTGAGACATATTCATCTAAGCTAGTTTGTGATGGATATTCTCCGGTGTATGTAAAGTAAAAATTATTAACTTGATCGTTGTACGTTACAGAATTTTCACCTACTATAGTTGATGTCAACCTTTGTGGATCTGTCACAATTTTTTCAAACATAAAGGGATTGTCTGGCACCCCGTCATCGTTGCCATCATAAAAAGTTAAATATATCCCTTTGTTATCAATATATCCATTTTCTCTTACAATTGGTTTAAGTACTGCCCATTGGTAATCAATTCCCAATGGCCGACCACTTTTGCCAGGTTCCGAATTAACCTTGAGTATGTTGATATTATCACGTATAACTCTGTTAATAGAATTATCATAGATATTTTGCGATTGGTCATAGTAAAAATTAGTTTCGCCGGGACTATGGAATATGTATTTTAATGTTTTATAACTAACATAATATTGTTTACCCACAAGATCAAATTCAAATTTTACAATCCAATCATTGCTATTTCTTATAGTGTCGCTAGGAATAACCTGCCAGTTCATTGTCGTTTTATCGTACTTTAAACCAAAGTTATTATATCCACCAATTAGTTCAACTAAATTTTGAACAACAATATCAGTTAAATCATTCTTGAATACCGGTATAATATAATCAACTTGAGCACCAGTAGGAACCTTTTTACTTAATGTAACAGGACCACTACCGTTAGCTAAGTTACCAGCACCATTGTTTGCCCCATCGCCATTTATATTGGTGATAGCAGCATACATTACCTTACTGTCATCGGGATCATCTGGTGTTCCTGGAACAAGATTATTACTGCTATTGAAATAGTAATTAGCAGGTGCTACAAACTTTACCATGGCACCAACAGTTAGATATTTTCTTTGACCGAAATCATTTAGTAAAAAAGGATAGCTATTATATTTGAAAAAACCAGAGCAACCACTATCTCCAGTGGTGGTTAATGACCATTCTAATTCAGACTTGACTCTGCCTGTACCGAAACCTGATACAACAATTCTACCACCAACAGCCACAGTGCTTTGACTGACATAATAATATTCGCCTGGAGCTACACCATTAGTGTTCCATGTAATCTTTCCTGTAGTTATTCCATTTTGATTAACAGATCCGGTTGTGATTAAATTACCTGTACCTGATGTTCTTTCTGTTTTAATAAAAAATGGCTGCCCTGGTGTGTCTATGTTAAAGATTAATATATCTCCACTGGTTATTGTCAAGGTTGGGTTGTTAGTAATTGCTACGTTTGTAAATGTATAACTAGGCCCAAGATCAGTGGTTGTAGATTTAACATCGTAAGTATAGGTGCGTCTTTCTAAATTAGCACTAATAAATTCTGTGCCTATGTTGTTATCGTCGCTGTTAAATTGTGTAAAGTTAGTATTGCCAGCAAATAAAATTTTGTAATACTGATCATTTACCATCTGCGATGCTGAAATTTCTTCTTCAGGTGGTGTTTCAGGTGCAACTTTAGAATAATAATTATGTATAACTTCTTTATTATCTATTATATCTGGTATAATGGAATTAAAAATAATCTTGCGAATATCAAATACACTGTCAAAATTAAAACTAAATTTATCAATAACTTCGTCTTGATATAGTACACCATCTTGTCCAAAGATATTGGTGCTGCTGTATTTGCCAGTGGTATCTAATATATCTAAATAGCGACTGAGGCCAGAACTAGTTCTGTTTACTGCTTGCACTTTGGCAATGGTGCTGTAGGTTGTATAGGGGAAGGAGTTGTAATCTTCCCCGGTGACCATACGATTTTGTGTATAAAAAAATTGTGGTGCTCGTTGTCTTATATCGTCTACCGACTCTCTTGCACTAGCATTAGCTACTGTGTATCTTAGACTTGCACGAAATGTTACAGTTTCTACGCGATTATATCTACTTACATAATCGAAACTTATTTGTACACCTCGCATCTCATCTGGGGTTATTCTATAGGTTGCTCCATTACTGGTTCTGTAAAATAGTCTAAAATTGCCTCTTGGTATATTTGTAAAAGCTCCATCACCAAAAACTAAACTAATTTGGTCATTGTTTTTAGAATTAACTTGATATAAATTTCTTTCTGCACTAGTGTTGTATATGACATTGACACCAGATGTACTTGGTACCTGTGTCCATAATTGATCTACAGCACCAGTGTCAGTTACGCTGTATAACCATACATCTGTATTGTTTATATTAGATACATCAACATTAACTACTTTATTGGCCACTGCTTCATTTATAGTAAAGTCTAAACTTGCTAGCTCACCTTGTTTAAAATAGATAAAAAATCCTGTATTATTACTACCGTTGCCTTGATTATCGTTAAAATATAAAATGTTATATGGGTTAGTGCTTTTAGGAGCTGCTTCGTATATGTAAGTTTTGTTGGCGAAACTAGCACTAACAGCTTCGAATGTGGTATCTCTACCATCTACACTATTAGTAAATCTATAAACCGGAATTATGTCTGGTGTGACATTAACGCTGTATTCTTCTGTTCGTATACCATTTATCATTGCTACCCTGCCAGGTTTACCAACAACTTGGCTAGATAGTAAACAACTATTAACTATTAATGTAAATTGTTCATACCAATTCTCGTTACCGGGATCTGCCCAATTAACAATGGTATTGCTTAGGTCGATGCCGCTGTTATCATAAACAGTTTCACTGGTACTAACACTGTCAATCTTTAAATAGCCAGACGCAGAAACAGTTCTTTTAGGATTATAACTAACTAATCGAGCAAGTTTTAATATACTATCTCTGCGTTCTGCTGTGTCTATAAAATTTTCTCTGGCATTTAGATCTGTTCTAAATGCTAAACTTTGACCAAAGAAAGCAATTAAATCAATAAGTGCAATAAACTCAGAACTTTCTGTAAAATCATTAAAATCCTCAGGATAATTGATTTTGATATAATCAATCATGGTTTTACGTAGAGTTTCAAAATCGTAGGCGGTGAAATCGGCTTCTCGGAAGGTTTGATACACCTTCTTCCAATTTTCTGCTGATAGTAAACCTGTTTGTCTTGGGATGATTGCCATTTTATTGTTCTACAATTAACATATTTATTCGCCAAATAATAGGCTATGTTTACTAGCCTGTAGTTAAACTCCTGGTATTTCTATCAAATCTTAAACTTAAATTATCGACTTGATTTTCTAAAACATAGACCAAAGCAATTTCGATTTGTATGCCATCTGTAAATTCGGTTATGGCTACATCCTCTACCCTAAGCCTCGGGTCATAATTTACAATTTTTTTTACATCATCAGCTATTAATTTTTGTGTGGTTTCTGTAAATGGCTCAAACAAAACATCCCAGATAATAGTTCCAAAATTTGGATTCATTAGTTTTTCGCCGCGTCTTATATGAAAATGATTAAACAAGTCTTGTTTGATCAATGTTAAATCGTTTATTTTAAATTTTCTTGCACGATTATAAGTGCTGAATCCATAGTAAGTGGGCATAATATGTATTTAACCTTATGCTTTACCGCCTAAATACTCAACCGCATACCTTCCGCGATTAAATGTCATTGAACCTGACGTTTTGTTAGCATCAGCCCCTACTCCACTGTCTCTCCAATCTTTAGCACCTTTAGCACCCAACATGTGTGCTGTTTGCAGCATACCACCAATTGTGGCAGTATCATCACTGGGTTTAATAGCACCATTACGTTCCATTGCAGAATATAATTTACTATGATATACTTGCACAGCATTCTCTTGAACTCCAGGGGACCCAAGAAAGTCATCTTTACTTCTTACACCATCTTTACCAGTCCAACTGCTTTCATATTGTACTGCTTTAGTACCATACTGTTCTAGAGCACTCTTGTGTATGTAACCTGTGTCAGTAAGTGCGGCAGCACCCATTTGATAACGTCCTAAATAATTGCCACGTGCCTGCTCTGTAACTCCATAATCCATTTTAGGTCCACTTTCTTGATAGGCAATTTGTGTAAGTAGCCCGCGATATTCTTGTTGACTGAGTTCGCCTAATCCAGTAGAAGGATTTGGTGCATCTGCTCTTTTTAATAGACTTTCCGGTGCAGCTTTAGTTAATTTATTATTAACAGCATCTTTGATTCCTGGACTATTGGCAGAATCGCTTGCTCCACTGAGAATTGGGTTGCCTGAACTATCTGTAACACTACCGCCGGTACCCGATACTACAGGCTGTCCGCCAGCAGTGGTTCTAGTGTTACGTGGTGTTTCAGAGGACGGTGGTTCGCCTTGAGTTACATCATTGTTGTCACTACCAGATCCTTGTGCTGCATTACTACTACTACTGCTTTTTCCTTCTTTGCGTGGCCATGGTTCATGAGTTGGTACAATTTTACTTACACTCTTAATTTTATCTTCTTCTACCTGCCATTGTCCATTTCCATCTTTTTTAGTATCCGCACTGGATTTCAATGGCAAATCTTTTGGTTTTGCTACGTTGGGTCCACGTCCGGAATTTATGGTTATAGTTTTTCCTGTCAACATCAACACACCGTCGGTGGTAAAACTACCGCTGCCAGATACCTGTAAATCTAGACTACCGCCCCCACCTACTTTTACACTCTTACCTCCGTATAAAGTTAAATCTTTTTCTGTTCGAGCAGTAAAATTATCTGATTCAAAATTTATACTTTTTTTACTCTTAAATCTAAAATCACCCTCAACTTGAACATTGAAATCCTTTTCAACATGAAGGTTAAAATCTTTTGCTACCCTTATATTAAGACTATTAGCACAGTAAACATTAAGATGTCCACTGTGTGTAAACTCCATAAACACGCTGCCATTATCATTGGCTATATACAAAATTTGCTCTTTATCATCCATTAAGATTTGATGTCCAGCGGCACTACGCCAACGTACTAAATTATTATTGCCCTCTTGATCACCGTCGTCCATAACAAAACTATGACCACCCAATCTAGTAGGAACTTTACGTTCTGCTGTTTTAGCCTTAGGATCTGGTTGTTTTCCTTTTGCTCTGCCTGGAGTGCTTATACCAAATACTCCGGTTGGTGTTTCACGTTGACTGGTACTAGTGATTATGCCACGTGTTTTAGTAAGATTTTGTCTATCAGTTCCCTGTTCGACTAAAATTTTTACTTGTGGTTCATGTAAAGGTTTTTTCTCTTTGGTAAATTGATCTATTCTTACGTCTTCGTTAAACTCGTTGTATTCAACTACAGGATAAGGCAATCCTTGTTTAACTACTGGTTTGAGACTACCGTCCTCCAATTTTTCTATATCTGTGTCTGTGCTGGAACCTAATGCAGGTACCATATGATGCCCAAGTTGGTTGGGTATACAGGCAAACCAATATCCACGTTCAGGGTCACCGGCTATAAATGTGCATAATACAAAATTTTCTAGGTCGGGTACGTTATACCACATACCATACGTATGTCTGACTTTGCTGAATTTATTTTCTTTGCTACCGCTACTTTTTTTATCGTCGGGTGATTCTTGCACAGTACTGCCTAGAAATGGACTGGCATACCATACTGTACGCCAATTATTAGGTTTGTCTGGGTCGCCACCAAAGTCAGGAATATAGACCTGTAATCGTCCCGACCTAGTAGGGTCTCTATTTTCTTTTACTACACCAATATAAGGCCCAGAGTCAAATCTGATGCCAGGTGCATCTTCTTTACGAAAAAATTCTGGTATTATTTTACCAATTCGTGAATTAGTATTCAGTGACACTATTAATTCCTTGATTAAAAGTCAGTGGGTTCAATAAGTCTAGCCGGCGTATCCCAAAGGCGTTGAAGATTTTCGTCAGGCAAAACAAAATCATCGTTGGCTTCTTCACTACCTGCATATCCATAGTTTTCTGGATCTGCATCTCTAGAGAATCCTTCGGCCTCTCGCATTTCCTTAGCAGCATTGGCAGCAGCACGCTCGCGTTGATAAAGATCTTTAGTTTTTGAACCCAATGGGGTGTCGTAACCACGTTGGCCTCTAACCATATCTCTTGGATCAACTCCGGCAGATGATCCGCCGCTGCCGCCACCTCCACCCATGGCTTCTGGTTGTTCAAACAATCTCACCATTCCAATGGTCTGTGTAAACATACCACGTTCAAAATGATTTTCAACTTCTATCACAGTGTAAAGACCTGTAAAAACATTGTCACCATTGTTACTAAATTTGTATAAACCGGTGCTTTGATCAATGTCTTCTGGCGTTCTGAAACGTAGCTTGACAAATACCTGTGACCTATCAGTAGGTATACTAGTTCCACTACCTGAACCCGGAGGGTAGAACACATCGTCTTGTTTCATAAAATCAGGATCGCCGGCAATTTTCATTTTGATATTAATCATATCTCCTCGGCTGCTACTCATCATACTCTTAAACAAATCTTGTGCAGCTACCTGATTAACAGTGGTTGATGTTCCTTGATTAACTTCTTGGCTGTTTGATACCACAGGCATAATTCTATGATTTTGAGCTTTACTATCTTGACCACCTTGTAACTCAGTTTTTTGGTCTTCTGGTTGTTCTTCTTTGCTTGTTTTGTCTTGTTGGAATTTTTGGTTAAAAGCAGTAATGGCAGTAAAAAACATGGTGTTAAAATCTATACTCAAATCTAATATGTCTTGATTTTTTCCTGTGTAGATATAATCATATTCTTTACTCCAACTAGTAGGTATACCCTTTTTAGCTAGTGGGAATTTAGTATTATAATATTTGTAAGGAACAACATGATATGTTACTGTACTTTGATATACCTTACGTACATCATCCCATGCACCAGGTTTATATTTTATAGTGGTTAATACTTTATGGCTTTTGATAGGTTCTGAACCAGCCGAAGTTTGAGGGGATTCGGTTATTTGTTCATGATAATATTCACTTTGACGCAAAACTAAATTTATTACATCTAATATACTGGTGCCAGCATTGACTCTGCTCAGGCCTTGTTCCAGATCAATATTATCTTTAGTATTACTATCATTTCTTGCACCAGTGTTAGCAAAAGGATTTTGTTGTTTTTTTGGCACAATTTTTTTGTTAGACATGCTACCATCGAATTTAAATTCGTAGGTATCTGCTAATTGTTGACTGCCTTTTTCTACTAATAATTTTTGATAGTTGTTAATAGCTGTGGTAAAACTATAGGTTTTTATTGCATTAGATTTAGAAGCATTAGAATCGCCATAGAACCCACCTTCCTGTGCTTCTGCATCTCTGCTTTGGAAACCACCCGACTCACCACCGCCTCTACCTGCATCAAAGAATTCACCTACAGTTTTAGCTAAAACTTCATAATTGGCCGGTGTGGTGCCCATTAATTTTTTTAGACCTTCGTGGCTAGCCGGTGTGGCTTTACATTGGTATTCTGCCCCTTTTATTCCTAATTTAATACGTATTTCTATTATTCTAATAGGAAAATATTTGGTAACATTGGGAATTGGTCCAACTAAACTACCATCTGTATTATTACCAAAAAAATCAATCTGCAGGAGAAAAATCATTTGATCCCATGCATTTACACCATTTTGACTGGCAACTTGAACTAGCTTCTGTATCAAAGTCATACTGAAAGGTTCTATTATGGTAAAATCAAACAATATAGCATTAGATCCTCTAGTATAATCATTTGCACCAATTACACAATTAATTTTAACACTGTCGAAGTACATGTCTAGACCAAATAAAGGATTCCTAGATAAATTAGCGTCTTTTCGACCACCACTGGCTATAAGCACTTCACCACTAGAAGCAGAATAATTACCACCTTCAGCAATATTATTATATTTTTCAATACTTAAAGCATGTAGACTTATGCCATAGGTATAATTTGCATACCTATCCAATGGGTTGGCTTTGTTTGATGTTTCACCGCTGTTCCCACCCCCAACATTTTGGTCGTAGTCCGGTCCGGAATAATCATCACCAAAATCATCGGATCCTAGTAAATCCTGGCCACCTTGACCATACTCATCTTGTAAAAAGGCATCGTCAGGGTCGGAATCCGGTAAGTTCCTTGCCCTGCTCGATCTTGAGGTTGGTGTTGGTTCATCTTCGCCAAGAGTGTTCCTTTCATCAAATTCACGATATTCTGTTGCAGGTGCTGCTGTTTGTTTTGCTGCCGCTTCGACTCCAATTTCATCACCAATGGTATCGATCTGTGCCTGCATGAGAGAACGACTGCTTGCTATATCTTTTCTATTGAGTTCGGCATCATTTAGCACACCATACATTTGAGCCATCCTGGATGGACTGATGTTGGGATCGGCCAGCTCGGCTCGTGCTCGTTCAGCAAAGTATTCGTTTTGTTTTTCAAGAGCAGCTAATTTATCTAGTTCAGTTTGTTGATTTTTTAACCGGTCGCGTGGAGAAACATAGGTAAAGTCTACCATATTAAATTCCCAATGCAGTGGTAAGTGTTTCGCTGGTAGGTACGAAAATTATTTTCCCAGATTTAAAATCAAAAATTGGATCTCGTATTACATTGGGATTACGCATGGCAAACACCCACCATAATGCAGGATCGCCATAAAGATCGTTTGCCAATAAATCTGGTCTAAATTGATATATGGCGTTGATAGTGAATTTAACATCATAGGCGTTTTTAGGTATAGGACGTTGATTTAGTACATCTAAAAATTGTCCAAATTTATTTGTAGTGTAGTAAGAACTTAGTTTGCTGTATTCAGTTGCCATTAGATAAAGCCTCTATCTATTAGTTTACCCTGCGAGAAATCATTTAGATTAAACTGTGCTATATTTTCTTTGCTATAAGTAGGAAGTAATTGTATCTGCATTTGACTAACTGTGGGAATTCGAGTATTGCTGCTAACGCCATATTCTTCATTGCCATAGACATTAGGACTGCCGCCTTCGGTGCCTGATGTTTCAATATAATCTACATCAGGCGGCATTGTATGTGTGAAATTACTAACCAAGCATGGAATATTTTTGAAATAGTGTTCGCCATACCCATCTAAAAAAACCAATGGAGGCGGGTTGCCTACATGATCACCACTACCAAAGAACATCTTGGTTGCTGCTCTAAAGAAATAAATACAGGCTAGCACGTAAAGAGCTTCTTGTTTGTTCTGAGCAGTAAAATCGGCTGTGATCGTAAGATTTTGTACTTCGCTATTTTCATAGGCATAATGTGTGTAGTTGCTGTGGGTATAACGCATTTGCTGATAGTTAGCCACATACGATGTTGAAATTTGTGGGGTATAAGGAAATATTACACCATGAAATCCATTACCTAAAGCAGTCAATGGTTTTAAGAGTTCGCCGCCAGCCATATAAAAAATTCCACTGCTGGGACTTACACTGATACGCACTTTCCAATCTATACTGTTTCCGGATTCGGCATTATTAATAAACCTAACACTAGTTCCAGGCAAATTGGGCATTCTACTCATACCCCCAGGCAACAGACCACTACTGGTTAATCTGCTTAACACTGGATTTGCCAATGCAGTTACAGCAGTTCCAGCCAGGTTTTTTAATGTACTACCAAAATTTGGTGCCGACGTAAATGGTAAATCAAACATAGAATAGCCTCACTATCAAATATTTATGTGCTAGAAATGGTTGATTTTTAGGTTTATAAATGTTATATTAATGTTAATTTTAGTTG